GTGTTAGAAGACGCTGATTTTGTGGGATACTCTTTAATAATTAATGATCCTTCAAGATCCTTTACAGTCTCATAAATCTCATCTTTAAAATTGATAATATCTGAAAGTGGATACCCTGTTAAACAACTATCATAACGACTAGCAACAACAGTATCTTGTAACTCCAAAGTGTAATGGACAACGGTTTTGCCTTCTTTTAAGGCTTGGGCTCCAAGATGAACAAGAACCATTGATTTGCCAGCACCAGTAGGAGCAACAACCACACCCAACTCATTCTTACCCAAGCCTCCTCCTGTAATCTTGTCCATGTCTCCCCAGCCGGTTGTGACAGGATTACGATGCTTAGGAACAAAACGGCGCTCAAAATCTGCAAGATAATCATAACCAAAATTACTATCAGAGCCCAACTTAAGGGCATCGTTAATTGTTTTAGAGATCTCATCAAAAGAACAAGTTTGAAGAAGCCCAACAGACTTTAACATTGCTTCTTTTAGTTTCTGCTTTCTACAGAAATCAAGGGACTGCTCTTTAATAAACTCTACATCTGTGATCTCTCTTTTATGAATCTTATAAAAGTAATCTTTTACTTGTGTTTGGATTACATCATCTTCACTATCAAGTTCAGTTTTTAAAATAGTAGCAATCGCCTCAACTGATGGATGGCGATCATACTTTCCTCTATAAGAAATAACTTTATCAACAAAAATACGAAGGTATTGAAGATCAAGAAAGTTTAAATCTAATACCTCTGTGATCTGATCTGCG